TCTACATCTGGCTGGCTAATTCCTGCGAGTGCTAGAAAAGTTCTTAGTTCAGCGCCATTAAAATCTAGAGATACAAACCAATCGTTTGTTGGCTTGATAATTTTTCTATATCTCTTATCCATTGTAAGTATAGGAAAACTGTTCTTCTTGGTGGTCAATCTGCCTGTCTTTGTTCCAAAAATATTATAATTGCAAGAATGTGAGATGTGACCCAGCTTATAAGCAAATTTTCTAGTTTTCTCCTCGTGCATTAGGTCACGCAATTCAGTTTTATCAATATTCAAATCCCTAAACTTCATGTCATGCGTAATTTTTGCTAGGTTTACCAAAAAATCGTAGTTTTCTGGTTTGTGATAATTGTTTATCACATACTCAGTAATCTTGTTGCGAACAGAGCAGTATTGCTTTAGAAACTTCTGGGGAACTAGGTCAAAAAAGCAGTTTTTGGACAAATCTATTTTAGACTCCTTAAAGGCCGTAAGAAACGCTTTGAGGCGATTGTTGATGGAATCCCACTCATCACCCAAATGTCTGGGGCACGCCTCGTCTAGGGGCCTCTTAGCATACAGGAATGCATATTCGATACCATCATAGTCCTCTAGAAACGAAGAGTAAGACCATGTACGAGTAAGATTATCAGGAACGTTATCAAAATGTAGTTCTCCATTGAGAAATACACCGACACACTCCCTTTTGTTATCGAGTGTTTGGAAAATCATTAATATGTTGGTTTAGTTATTTTTTTATCTTTTTTGAACTGTTGTTTTGCAACTTTTTGAGCAAAAGAGCCTTTGTGATTGTCAAATCCTCGGATTACTGTGTTGATATACTGTTGAGCTGCCCCAGTACCACTTAGTGCTTGTATCGACTTTGCTTCTCGTTTAACGATTTTCATAAAAGCCAGACTCACAGGTTTATGTTGCTCAACATATCTAATATCAACGTAAAAGTCAACCCATTTTCTGTCAGGGTAACTTTCCCCAAATTCTTGTAAGGACAATTCGGCCCTACAGGTCACATTTCTCATACCAAAATCGTTAACTTTTATGTTTTTAGGCTTTTCGCTAATTAACAGGCTATAGGCCCTATAGAACAGACTTTTTAAATTTCCAATGTCCTTCGTGTAGGCCTTGTAATAATAGCCAGACAGTATAGAGTCTTCGCTATCAAATCCGTATCGGGATGAATACCTTAGCATGGATGGGCTGGCTATGTCGGCAGTTAAAATCCAAGGGGCATTTTTGTTTATTGAAAATCCATGTTTTTCGGCAGTCACTTTATAGAATTGAAAATTAGTGCTGTTAATGAATTCTTCTTTTACAGAATCATTTGATGCATCTAAATCAGAAATATGTATTGCTAGGCCCGTGTTTAAAGCTCCAGAATAAATGCTTGTAATATATGAACCAAAAGTTATCGGTAACGATTCTGAGATCTCGCTCAAGTATGAAGAAAATAAGACAAAAAAAGAGGAAAAATCGTTAATTGTCTCTCTTCTCTCTTTTGTTAAAAACTTTGTATTAAAAATATTAATAATTTTACTAGTGTAATCTCGATAACCCTTAACTGGGTCTATAAAGCCCCTATAGGCTTTGACATCAAATAGGTAAGGATCATCAGCGTCTAGTTTCCCAGAAATAGATGCTTTTTGAAATTCAATTATAAAGTTTTCAAAAGCATCTGCAACAAAATTTACAACCATAGTTTGTTTTTTAGGGTCTTTAGTGCTTTTTAGGGTCTTCATTTCGCTCGTATTTAAAGAAATTGCAATATGTTCTTTATTTATTCTTCCATACATTGCTCTTTCTGCAAATTGAAAGTTTTTGATCACTCCTACTAGGCTTTCGTTTGATGGAAAAGCTTGTGATGAATATTTTAGTCTTTCATAAAATAACTTTTTTATAGTTTGTTTGTTTTTGCCTTGAAAGTTAGCCATTATAATAATTATTTCATACTAAGAAATTGAAGTCAATAGTGATTTAATTTCTTTACGTGTTGTAACACAATCAATATCAGCCTCACCAATTTGAGCAACACTTGTTCCCGAATCTGCCAAAGAAGCCCCCGCTGACTCCCATATTGCAGTTATCGTAGTTACATAGAGGCCCCTCTCAATGCGGGAGTGAACTTTTGTCACGACATGATATCCCCCAATTCCTAGAATGCTGGCGGGGGACGATTTGCCACTTCGGGGCACTGGGGAGCCAAACTTTGGAGATAGACCAAGCGGGTTGACATAGATCTTCATGCCTGGGTGGAACATAGTTGTTCCGTAGCACTCTATAGTAACGTTGTAAACGTTCGCCAGAACCGCTAGACCAGTCAATTGACCTAAAAACTCTTGCTCTAGCCTGCTTTCTCTTAAAAATGGAATATCTGTTTTTGAGAATTTAATATTTTTAATTATGCCATATGGTTTTCCTATGCCAAAATGGTAAATTCCCCTTTCTCTGTCTTTGTCTCTATCACCATCCAAGTCTTCAGTGGCCCCAGTATTTATGGCGTAAACTAGCATATAATCATAGGATTTTTGATTTATTTGAGGCTTTGAAAGTATTGGCCTTGGCAAATTTATACCAGGGCCCGCCAGGTTGACCCTGGTGAAGACCGAAGAGGGGTCCTCTTCTATAAAAACTGAGTCCCCACCGCCGCTAGGGACAGAATTTAAGTATGGATATTGAAACAGCTTCTCTTCCTGCCCTCTACTAGAACCAGCTGCAGTAAAAAAATTTGTTCTAAGCTGTAGCTCTTGTCTGGCTACATTTCTCTCTGCTCCGCTTTGTGTTCTCATAGCGTTAGCTATTAGGTCACTAGTTACCTCTCTGATGAAGGACAGGACGGGATATATTGTTCTTTCTTGGGCGACAACCTTGGTTAAAAACCAATCAATAAAGTAGTGGACAGATATAGGAATGTCAGCAAGATTTATATCATATATTAACTCTTGTATGTATTTAGAGGCTATACTCTCTGGAGCCTCACTTTCTGTAACTCTTCTGTTTAATTCATAGCTGATTGGGCCCAATAGAATTCTCATATTTTCTTTTAGCTTGTTTCTCGCTCCATATGAGTCCTCTTGGGGAGTTTGATCAGAGTGAACAACCTCTAGAGCAGTTTGAAGCAGATCTCCAAAATAAAAAAATTGTAAATGATAGTTCTCGTCATCTTGAGTATATTGAAGCTCCTTTAAAGACTCTAAAATAGTCTCGTTTTCATCAAAATTAGCACCATCTACGCTCTCGGGCATCCGAGATTCCAGCTCTTCTTGGGATGCTGGAGTAGCCGCATCTGTGTTAGAGGGGTCAGCCGGATCAAATTCGGCTAAGGGAGTGGACAGACCAAGTTCTTCCAGCATTGGTTGTACAATACTAGAGCGGCCCTCATTTAGGTAAATGTCCAGAAAGTCTGTTTCTACTTTCGTAAAAAATATTCTATCGTTTTCATATAATCCATTTAGTAACCTCCCCCAACTCTCTGTATTCTGTCTTCTAACTTTTTTCTTGTATTCCTCCTGCAAATCTGCAATATATTGTTCTGGGCAGTTTCCTTTTTGCCTGTCAGCTAAAATTTTGACATACCTGAGTCTATCTCTTCTTCTTTCTGGGGTTGACAAAATATCGGAATCTGGGCCCAAATAAACGCCCTCTTGCCAAGCGAGATATTCTATGGTTAAAGTTACATTGCCTTCGTCATTTATGTCAATCTCGTGGTCATATGCAGCCAAATGAAGAACCATAGTAGAGTTTTTTATGGCGTTTCTTGTTCCCTCACTTAAAAAAGTGCTACTGTCTCCCCTGTCACCAGGGTCGTGCCAACCAACTTCAGCCTCAATCTTGTAATAGTCTGGATCCCATATAAAATTCTTTTCAGGATGGGCCATTCCTATGTTTACTAAATCAACATATCTAAAACTAAATGGATCATCGCCGTCCTGTAATGGTACATCTTGCTGATTATCAACAAACTTTGGATTTGGCGCATTTCGAGTTTTTATAAACTCATCCATAGTTTGAAAAAATAGTGTCAACCTAGCAAATATATCCCTACGGGCCGCAAAAGGATCTCGCCCCTCAAGACGCCATTCAAAACTCTTTATGCCAACTCCCTGGCCCCTATCAAAATCTGAAGTCAGCATGTCTTCTATTTCTTGGGGATTTATAAAACTTTTAAAAGGTATGTTGTGTCTTATTTCCCTACCTCTAATAAAATCTTCGGTTGGTAGGTAACTTGATTTGTATAATCGTATTTTTGGTACAAGGCCAGATAACTCAGATGTTTTGATTGAATCTAATTCTTCTAGAGCAGGGTTATACATTAATTTATTTACTATGGTATCGGTAGGACCATGAACCATAATGAAGTGAGGATCCCCATCGGGGGTAACATATCTTTCGCCTCTTTTTTTATTGATTAGGGCATACCTGTCTAAGTAATCTAATAAAAATGCTTGTTCTGCGAGCCTTCTTTGTTGCGCCAACTGCGCAGGAGGTATTGTTCTTGTGTTATCTACTTGTGCCTCTATATTCTCCTCTAACGTTTCTTCAATATCATCTGTCTCTGCTTCTTCTATCAGGCCAAGCTGTTGTCCAACTACTGTAAGGTCCTCGAAAGCCTGGTCGCCCAAAACCGCTCGCGCTGCAGCTTGGGCTACACTATTATCTGCAGTAGCATCAATACGAGCCTCGGAGACTAGCTCGCGTATTCGGGCATTTTTATATATTTCGGCAAGGCCATTCAGGTCCATGTCGAGCAACACTTCACTCATTAATTGCGTGCCGTCGTTTCCAAGAGATGGATCTACAAATTGTTGAGCCCTGAGTGTATAATAAAGCCATGCAAATTGTTGATATAGATAATTTCGAATTGCAACTTGAAAATTATCTGTCGTTGTAAGTGTTGAATCACCAGTGGCCCATCTGGTATATGCATCTTGCTGATCTTGATTTATATCACCAGGCGCCCCCAGTGTTTCAAGAATCGCTACAAACTTTGTTCTTATAAATTCATCTAGCTGCTCTCTTGTTTTAACCTCTGACTCGGAGTCAGCGTAAAATTGTTGCAAATTTCCCTGTACTTGCTCCACAATGTCACCAGGCACTGGGCCGCTGGGAAACGTGTATATATTTCTAATTCTATTGTGGACGTAGCCATTTCTAGCTACATTTCGAAAAGAGGAGTCGGGATTTGAAGCTATAATTGCAGTCGGCTCCCACGAATCCCCAACGAATGGCCTTATGTCTCCATTGTTGACGGCCTGAGTCGCGTTATATGCAAGTCGAAAGTCAGGAGAGCCACCTATTGTTATATTTAAATTTGATACGTTTGCAAACCATGACCGAGCATTGTTCGTCCTAACCTCAGAGTCAAACCACTCTTGCAAGGTTATGAAAACTCCCCTTCTAATTGCTATGCCTTCATTAATGCTGTTGATTAGACTTTGACGAATTGAGTTTGCTGTGTAGTCTGCTGAATATCCGTTGTTTACGATCCACTGATCGTCGGACAATCTAAGGCCAACGTTGCCTCCTTGTGGTTCAGCTTCATCGTGTCCGTCTTCATGTGCCATCTATTCATACCTCAACATTTCCAGAACCCTATCTAGTGGCAACGGGATTCTAATTAAATCTCCCGTCTCACAGTGCCCTTCTGTTGGTCTTAAATTGAACCACGCAATAATCCACCATAGGGATGGGTCGCCATAATATCTGTGAGCTAATTTATAAAACCGATCCCCAACTTTCCAGATGTGCCTAACTCTCTCAAGAGATGCTCTTTCTTTTATAGTTGGGTGGCGTATTTTTCCACTCCTAAAGTGTCTAATATATTTTACGTTTCTTTCCTTGAAGAATTCTTCGTAAAATTCTGAATCGTTTAAAAATGGAGTTTCATTTGCATATCTAGACATTATATATTACCCTGTTGTTCCAGACCTAGGTCGCAACCAGCCCCTATCGCTTGGCTGTGCCATACCGCCGGCCCCGGCGCCGTCAGTTAGAAGAAGCGCCTCTTCTTCAGTTTCTGCATTAACTCTCTCTGATTCTTCACTGGAGCGCTGTGCCGGTGTTCCATTGGGAGGGGCCACGCTATCATCCACATCGCCACTTGAAGCTCCATTCGCAGCTGGGGAGATCACTCTAGCCTCTGGGGAATTGCCTGGTCTAGGTACAACTGCGTTACCAAAAGGAAAGTCTTGTAATTCTTGTGATTCAAACCCAGAGGATGTTCCCCATCCTAATTGATGCTCGTGAAGCGCAGTAAAGTCCAAGTTTACGGTTATCAACTTAGGGAAAAGTTTTCCCTGACCAGGATCAAAAAACCCACTTGTGTCGTCAAATGATGGAGTAATTGTTATCGCATTAACCGCAGATAAGAGCCCAGACACCCTTGCACCAGCATCATCACCAAGTGAAGAATTTTTTATTAAATTTGCAAATCTTATTCTCATCAAAGGAGGTTTGGATAAAGTTGAGGCGTCTCCATCTAAGTTAGTATAGGCTGGATACATAAATTGGGATAAAAGATTACATCTACCTAAATTTACTTTTGCCTCATCCAAAGAGGCAGCCGGAATGACCCAGCTTACAGAAACTCTTCTTGCTGTGGATTTAAAAGTAGCAATAGGATCATTGCGTCCAAATACTTGCTCTAGATTCCACTCAGTGGACAGTGTCTCACTATAGCTTGTTACGAACGCCTTAAAATTAACTTCTTTTTTGCTAGCTAAATGAAAAAAGCTAAGATACAATGCTTTTTTGTTTGCATAGTTATCAGAACTGTCGCCATTGCTAAATATTGTTTCTGCCATAATAGTATATAATCTAAAGTTTTAAAAAAGACCCGCAGGTCCAAGAGTAGTGTCTTTAATTATTCTTTTTACTGGTGCGTCAAATGCTCTTCCCTCAATTTCTAATACAAACTTTGACCCGCCATTATTGCTTTGAAGAATCGCATTTTTTATTTCTTTTAGCTCATTTATCATATCTAAAGGTTGATCTTTTGCGGCGTTTATGCTATCATTTTTATTTGGAATGGCAACGCTTCCGTCATTCATAACAATTTGCTTTACTTCTCCTGGGCCAAAGTGTGCATCACCAACTCTTGTCCCAACACCAGTAGCAGCTGCACCCCCTAACAATGCAGATCCAATACCAATTACCGCTCCTACTGGACCTCCTGTTGCAAATCCGGCAAGCGCACCAACCAGAGCAACTATTGTCCCCATGCCACCAGGAATGTAATTGACAAAATCCAAAAACCCTTGAATTATAGCAGCAAAAAGGTCAGCAAGTGGGGTAACTGCAACTGCTAGCTGTATAAATACAAATTGTAGCTTATCCATGGTCGCAGTAGCACTCTTGGTCATCTCTTCCATTTCTGTCATTGAGAAACTAGTATCGCCAATACGCATGGCAACTTGTTCTTGAGAATCACCCAAAATAGCCGCAGCCTGCGCTACATCTCTGATTCCTATAGCATTCGCAATGTATAACTTCTCATATCTCTCTAGGTTCTGGAACTCTACTCCGGATAACCTTAAGCCCTCTTTTATCATCCTTTGTCTTTCAGCGGTATCCGCCATCAACAATTCCATGCCACTAAACACATCTGACCTAAGAGCTTGGTTAAGGCGTCCAGCCGCACCTACAGCACCTTCAAAAGTATTAAACTGGTCTCCAAATATTCCCGTTAAGTCTGAAACTGAAACGCCAGCTTGCCGTGCCGCAACACTAAGTTCCTCAAAAACTCGAACTGCCTGATTGCCAAACTGTGCTAAATGCGGCAGCGCTTGTGCAAAATCACGGGCGATAATCGCAGGAGGTATTTTTAGGGCCTGGCCGAGACCTATTATTTCCCTTTGAGTCCCAGCAGCCTCAGTCGCGGATTGACCAAAAGACATTGTTAAAGTGTTCATGATTGTTGCAGTTGTTCCCGCATCAACACCAAGTTTTTGTAATTGCGCACCCTGTAGAGTTACGCTCTCCCTAACACTATCGGATAGGAATCCAAATTGTGCGAACTGCGTTCTAAGTTGCACTTGAGCTTTTGACATTTCTCCAAAAGATATCGCCAATTCCAGGTTGCTAAAGGTAAGTCTCTCGGCCATCTTCATCGCATCGGATGTATCCGCAGTAACGCCAACAAAACCAGCCCTTACTCGATCAATTTCTACAACAGCGTCTGCTGTCGCTTTGCCTATTGCCATTACGCTTGCAGCGGCAACTCCAGCTGCTGTTGCAAACTTTCCAATATTTGCTGCCGCTCTACCCCAGGCGATTTTAAGAGCTTGAGTTTGATCTTTTGCTCCCAATATGTTTTTTAAAAATTCAGCGCTACCCTTGTTGGAAAGACCAATCTTTGAAGCAATGCTTCCCATAAGATCATCAGTTGAGCTTTGTATGTTTTGTATATCCTGTTGCGTTTTCTTAATCTGCTCATATTTATTTATTTGATCTGCTAAGTCTGCCTCCATGGAAGCGCGCAGCCCTGCACTGAGTTTTTTCTGCTCTTTCTTCAGCTCTATGTTGGCTCGTGAGAGTTTTATCTCTTCTTGTTGATGTTCAAGTATTTTTTCCGCTTCACTGGCATGGTCCTTACGCTGGGCTGCCAGCCGCTCCTCGATTTTAAGCTGTTCTTTAGAAGCTTCTAGGGCTGCAATTTGATTTTCTAACTGTTCTTTTCTAGTGGCCATAATAAATATTCTAGACTGTATGTCTATTAACCCCTTTTGCTTAAATAATTAGTTTTAAATAAAAATAAAGCCAGAACATGTGTCCCGGCTTTATGGTTAAGGTAAGTTAGATGGTATAGTGTGGGTCTTTTTGTTGCTTGAAGCATTTTCTCTTGCTTCTTTTTCGTCTTCTAGTTGTTTTAGAAGTCTTTTTGTAAACCATTCTCTCAAACCAACTGGTAAATTATAGGATTGTTGAAAATCCCACTTACCATGATACATTAAAAAGAAAAACTGCTCGTAAACATTTTCAATATATTTATCTGTTAGGCCAAAAGAAATCCGTTGTAAACGGCACCTCCATTTCTTGCTCATGATTACACTCTGAGCACCTATACGCTTGTGTTAAATCTAAGTTTGGAGTTACTCTCTTGATAGCGCTTCTTATATGACGTGAATCAAATGCCGGCATTAGTTCAACAAACTGATTTACAATAGACCTATCTGTGTCACCATTTAGAGACACAATACACCTAGCCATCTGAGTGGTTAGGCTTGTTTCAAGGGCAGAAGTTTTCTTTCTTCTAACATTATTACGAGTAATAAATGACTCATCTTCACCAGTTAAAAGTCTAAATTCTGCGTTAACTTTTGTCATAGGAAGTGTCGTCGTAAAAGTATAGTGATCCGTTTCATGAATCTCCATATCGCCCAAGTCATCACCTGAATAAATTGATCCGTCATTTAAATTAAATGAAAAAATGTCCTTGTTCCCGCAAGATGGACATGGCGTGTTTGTTTCATAATTTGACCCATACCCTGTGATTCTAGCAGCTACTAGGATAGCGTTTCTATCACCCACCAATAAGGTTGAAGGGTCAATTGATTTATTTACTAAAACATTTTGAAGAAACTTTTCTAAAGCCAAGCCCTTGCGAAGAAGAGTTTGGCTTGTTAAAATATCTTCATCCTTTGCAGTCATGAATCTAATTTCAACTGTTTCTTGGCGATGCAATGGGTGAGATGTATTATAAAATCTACCATTACTTGGAAGCTCAACAAATTCAGTTGGCGTCACAAAATCTAATACTGATGTTTTAGGCGGTGGGGCCTCTTGTTCTACTGTTTTTTTAGGTTTAGCGCTTTTTGTGCGCCCCGAATTGTTTCTTGCCAATTTATACCTCGTACTTTACATGGCATTATATATCAATAAAATTTGGTTTTTAAATACTAATATACGCAATATTAAATAGGTGAAGGATTATCTGGCGTGAAGATTCTTCTAAGAGAACTCGCTCCAGGAGATTGAGGACGACCGTCTGGGATTACGTAAGAAGCCCAATCATAACGAATTTCCAAATCAACTGTAGAAAGCTCTTCCGCGCTATAATCATAGTTGTTGAAACTAACCCCAACAATAAATGGGTTATTTAGAGTCCACTCCTCTAGGAAATTGCCATCTTCATCTAAGGCACGAATTACGACCTCGCCAAGAGCTGCGTTTGCATTGCCCTTGCCAATCGTAGACATTGATTCATTACCAGATGTCGCATCTAAGTTAGAGGGCACATTGTAGCCACTTCTTCTAAGAATAGAGAGAATGTCACCTGTTGCATCTGGGCTAACTGGGTCAACCAAAGAAACAGTAACTGTGTTCCACTCAACCTTACCGGGATAGTAGAAAGTGTGGTTTAGAAATTTATGGTTTGCTTGCGTAACAGTAAACCCAGGCTTAGTGACGCTGCGAGCATAGAATTGCGCTGCATCGGCCATATTCGGAATACTCACTAAAAATCTAAATTGTCTTTTTGGCTCAACTTGTCCAGAACTCCAGAATGGCATCTCTTGTTTTCTCCTTACAGTTTAAATAGTATTAACTATTGTTTTTCTCTAGTCATCAAATGAAGCACCAGTTCTTGTGATAATAAAGTCTAGCGCGATAAACTCAATGGCACGAGCTGGCTTGAGATAAATCTTCGCGTATAGAATATTTCTATCGATTAGATCATCTGTAGTTGTAGTGGTGTCAAGAACAACCCTAAAGTCTGTGAGGCCAAATCTTGCCTTAACGTCGCCCAGGAAGGGGTTTACTGCAGCAGTAAAACGATCCCATGTTGCCTGGACATTAGGCTCAAACAGAATACCATTTGCAATCTTTGAAATCTCTTTCTTAACAAAGATCATCAAACGACGCACGTTGATTCTATCTAACGCAGACCTAGAAGCTTGCAGTGTCTTTTGTCCGAAAATTACAATACCTTCATTCGGGAATGTGGCAATCGGATTAATATTTACCGCATAAAGATCATCCCTGTCTTTTGAAGTCAGTCTGAGCTTTACGTTTGTAACCGGCACACCAGCAGCACCATCAGTAAGTCCACCTCTTGTAAACCCTGCTGGGGCAAACCAAATCTCTGATCTCGCTTGAGAGCTTCCAAAGGTTCCCAAGGCTGCGACTGAGGGAGGGGAATTGATCAAGCGACCTGTCGCCGTGTCTTTGACTTGGAGCCATGGGAAGAATGCGCAACCATAGCTAGAGTTTAAACTTCTACTCTTTAGGCTCGTAATGGCGTTAGATACATTGGGAAGCCTTGCTGATACGGCGGCTGTACCTTCCGTAAAGGGAACCCAATCATTCTCAAGGTCGATAATTGCAAGAGCGTCTCCTCTGTCCTCACACGTATTGATAAGGCGGTCTGTTAAGGTAGAATTGTAAATTCCAGGAACGGCCATTATGTTAGCCTCAACAAACTCGGGACTAGCAACAGAATCTATTGCTCTTTCAATGGTGTTATATGCGTAGCTGTTCAGTCTTGTTTTGCCTGATAGGCCAGTGTTTCTGAAAGGCTCTTTCTCCGTCACATCGAGTCCATCAAACCCACCAAACATTGGAGATGTAAATCTATCATATCCAGCAGATAATAGGTCTTTATATCCCCTTCCAGTTAGAGATGTATAAGATTCGCCACGCTTTCTTGAGCCTGAATCGTAGTGATAACCAGAGGTTCCAGAAACTACGTCGTCCATACTAAACGCGAAGGAGTAATCAGTGGATGTTCCGGCGGTAAATGAATCAATGCCCTTTGGAAGTGCTCTAGTCAGATCATAATAGCTAAAGTCAAACAGCGTGCTAGATGCGTTTCTCGTAGTTTGAAGACCGAAGTAGGCGTCAGTCTCGTCTGTTAGATAACCATCGCTTGCACTATTCCTGAGTCTCATAGCTGGGAATATAAAGCTGGCACTCACTGCATTAGGTGCTACCCCGCCAATAAACATTTCGGCATGCTGGGAGCCACTAAAAGCAATTGTGTCTTTGCCCTTCACTGGGGCCTGACTGGTGCCCCCATCATGTCCAATGACGATAGGAATTGCGCTTCCGCTTACAGAGGAAAATCCCTTGAACCTCGGAGGCCCAGTATAACCAAATGGAAGAAGTTCTGGGTTTATAGACCCTTCGTCGACACTCTCAGGAACAACGACACGAACATAATCAGAATTATTCGGATATGCTCCAAATTGCCTTAACCTTCTGTCTGTGTCGCTCCATGTGAAATATGAATCTCCAATTCTTCTAGCGATATAGTCAGCAGAATTGGGATTAAGGTTTACGTTATCAAATCTCTCCAGCACGTTAACTTTCTCATCACGATCACGAACCGATCGAAGAACAACCGAGAATGTTCCGTAGGGATCAACATCTGGATAATCGGCTGCCTTTAGATTCTCAATTGAAACTTTAATATTTCTATTTGCCCATTCGCCATATTCTAAAGCAACGAGTTTAAATAATTGTACATTATTTGTTAATTCAAAGTTAGAGAAGATTGCCAAATCTTGCGATCTAAAATAAGGAGTTTCGGCATTTTGGAATGCAATTTGGTGATCTGCATACTCTAGTGTGGCGTCGGCTGTCCCCTCTAATCCTAGGAGCACACCATGAACTGCCCCTGCCTCTGTGGAGGTGCTAGTTGATCCCGTGACTTGTGTTGAAACAAACCCTTCAAATGTTTCACCCAACCAGTAAGTAAAATAGTTTGGGTTGTTATCAGTGGTTACAACAGCAGAGTTTGTCTGGGAAGGGTTTGTGTTGAACACTTTACGAATAAACTTTTCACTATCTCTATCAAAGTTGAAGCAAACTTTCTCTGACAAGGTGCCATTGCTAATGGGAGTTCCATCTTTAAAAACCTCCATAACAAATTCTGCCTTTTCGCCGCTGCTCTTGAACATGAGAGCTGTACCGGCACCATGCGTAAGTTCCTCTCCAGCTTCCTCGTTAATACCAACATAGTTCCCACTCAATCTCATTGAGGTCCCTTGTTCCATATACCAAACAGCGGCCAAGGTACCAGTGGTGGGAGAGGCATGAGACCCAGAGTCAGTCAAGAACAGCCCATAAGCTCCGCCATTCTTTCCTTTTTCCATCGTTGGCTGTCCTGTAACATCCCAACCAGCGGACCCAGCTGTAACGCGATCGTCGTGATGAGTACCAAGCAAGCGCATCATGGTCACAGGGGCTTCTCCTGAATTCAACCAAGCTTGAGCAGCGTAAGCGCCGTAAGTGGGGCCGTCAAAAGTGCCCTCTCTCCAGTTGTCTCCACCGCCAGCACCAGGTACTGGTTCACCAAAGACTCTCACAAATTCTTCAAAAGACGCGACCTTTGTGGGCACCATTGCTGGGCCTCTCTTTGTTCGTCCAATGATGACTGGGCCTATGGCTGTCGATTCTGCTGGCAATTGTGAACGATCAATCTCGTTTAAATAAACACCAGGGGAAATGAACTTAAATCTTCTAGCTCCACTTGCCATTATTTAATTTCTCCTTGCTCAAATTTGTATACCTTAGTAATTATTACTTGTGGTTCTCGTAGTAAATAGTAACTCTTGAGCGCAAAGTCCAAAATTACTCTCGATAAAAGGCACCAGAAACAGTAGTTGGTATATCTCCCAAGATAACACGTTCTCTAGGAAATTTGACTTCTACAAAATTTTCCCTAACGGCTATCTTGGGGCGATCATCATTATTGTCTGCGCCCAACAGATATCCAAGCACTCTAATGTCCATTTTTGTCTCAAATACTCTCTCATCACCTCCAAGATTGGAGACATTATTGTTTTGTGAAAAGTCTTGAGGCAAAAAGCCTTCAAATTTGTGCCCATCAGATGTGATAAAGAAATTGTTTATCTGGCCTGTCTTTACGAGAAAAGGTGTTAGCATTTCATTTATTTGTTGAAAGTATTCACCCTTAAGCATAACAGAGTAGGTTACATTTACATACGTTGGCACTGGTATAGTTAAAGTTTCATATACTATTTTTTTATTTTGAAATTTAAAATTCTGTTGGCCAAAACCATCTCCCTGGGAAGAAAAGCTAGCTTTTGTTTTGTAAGAATCTGCGTTTGCAAAATCGCCCGTCTTGGTTTGATTAATCCTGGTGGATAACACAATCGCTCCACCTTTGGGATCATTCTTGGGTGGTATATTTGCTTGATAGATTCCTTTTCTATTTGGGTCCTTTACAATAGATTTTCTCTCAATTGTTATAAGTGGAAGCTTTAACACGCCATAATCGTCTCTTAGGTCCTTATCGGTTTTCACCTGAAAGGATCTCTCTGCCGACACCCAGATAAGAGGGACCTTCTTCCAACCTTCATTTGTGGTTGAGAAAACATTTAAATTGTCATCAACCCAATCATAAAATGCTTTATCAATGGTCTCCAGAGTGGAGGGCATAATTTTTTTAATTTTAGCTGCCATTAAACACTCCAGGACGAGCCCTTATACATTTTGCTGATATTTCAATGCTATGTTCCACTTGGCCATATATTTTTCTAGGTTCAGCCCAATCAACTAATTCGTAATAAACTCCGCCATAGAGGACAAAATCACCAGTTCTCACGTATATGTTTTGATCCTCTTGCAACCTTCTTTCGTGAAAGTGAACAGTTATTTCAACCCTTTGATCGACACCTATATTGTCTGAGTATTCTGTGCCATACGCATTCCATTCAACGAGTGCATAAACTCTAATTGGAGGAAGAAAGTTTTTTTCAATCGCTTCTCCATAGATTGGATGAAAATTAGTTGTTTCCACGTCTATCGGATAATATAGTACCGCCTGACCAACAACTCTCTCAATAAGCTCATCATTAACTTGCTTTATTAAATCTCTTTCTTTTTTACCAATAAACAATGGAGGAGGTGGATTATCCGGTTGTTTCCATTTATTACTTGACATCTTTGCCCCCTATCCTTGGAAAATTGGCAGTGGAGCTTGCTGCTTTATGGTGGTCATGTTGTTTGCCATGGCAGCGTCCTTCTCAGCAAGTGCCGTATACACCATTTCATCTAGAACGGATTTTAATTCATCTCTTAATGATGTTTGCTCTGTTTGAGCTTGAGACAATAAATCAGAGGCATTCAGGGTTAAACTCTCTCCTGGAATCGGTATAGTTCCAAATTTTCCTCTAATCTGGCCAAGGGTTTCTTTTGATAAAGCAAGTGCAAATCTGCGAATCCATTGCTTGCCAACAGAGTTAATGTTTTCATATGGAATATTTGAAAATGGTATAGTATTGAGATTATTTACACCATCAACTCCATCTTTTCTAGTAGTGTCTACATTCCAAGCATCATCTAGAACTTGAAAAGTAAACCACATCTGCCCAATCTCACTAGTGAGCGGTTGTGGAAAGATTCGTAATCTGTTATCTCTTAATTCGTAAGAAAAATGAGAAGTTCTAGTATAGATCATATCCTCAAAGTTCATTGCCTGGAGCTTGTTTTGCCAAACAGGAATAAGCTCAAAAGTGGAATCATCAGCATATTGCCCATATGTTGCAAGGTTGCCAACCACATTTAAGCCGCCGTAGTAACCATAGAATCTCCACATGGAGCGCGGAGTCTTATAGAAAACCCTATTAACTATAATCCTCTTGCTTGTGTCAATTGAGGCAAAGTCAACACCTCCCGCCGCTGCAGCTGTCGCAACAATAGATTGTAGATCATAGTCCTGGACTTCTTGTTTTATCTCAATCGATGCTGAATATTCCCTCACAACTCCACCCAAGCCAGCATCAAAAGCCACAGCATTGCCAACTCTTCTTGCGTATTCAAAACGAATCTGAGGGTATCTTAGTTCTACTCCTTTGCCACCCAAACTAGAAGACAAACTATCACCGGGTCTAAGCTCCCCTCTGTGGTCAAAAGTCCCAGTCGTAGCACCAAGAATTGTTGATAAAATATTTTTACCTTGATGGGTATTAATTAAATAAGAGTATTCTAAAACAGCCTCCTCAAAGTTTGCATACACATTTTCTGGCGTTAGTTCAATATCTAGAACATCCCCGCCTAGCTTTCTATATGTATACTTGACTTGAGAAGCGGCTCCCGACAAAAACTCCGCCGAGCCAGTGTACATACCAAGGGGTACTGCAGCGGAGACCTTTGCCTCGCTCCCCGTCGCCGGCAATACGATTGGGCTTGTGCTCTGTTTGGGCGATAATGTAGGGACAGACATGCTTAGAATTCTCCTCTACATAATTAGTTACAATAACTATAAAGATCTTCTAGCTTGCTGTTTTTGGTCTAGTTGTTCTTTTTCTTCTAGTTTTCTTAGGTGTAGCTGTAGACACCTCAGAGGTTTTTTTTAGATTTCTTGTTGTTTTTCGGCGAGTAGTTGTCTTCTTGACAGCCTTTATCACCGGGTCCTCTTTCACAACCTCAGTAACTGAAACCTCATTAATAGGTTCTGGTGTAGCTAATACAACAGGTTCAATGACAGGTTCAATGACGGGCTCCGGAGAGGCCAATACAGTTGATTCTGTTCTCAAGATTGTCTTAGCAACTGTCTCCTCATGCTCTTTGGCGTCTTTGTTGAGGCCATATTTTAAACCGTACTTTTTTCCAAACTTATGTGGATATTTTCTATATCTTCTTTTCTTTCCCATAGGGTCCTCCATTATATGTAAGTAGTTATTTACGACAGAAAAACGTTATCTTAACGGCACACTACTCTATATCTGCTCTAGCTTGCTCTACAACAGCTTCTATCATCTCACGAAATTGTTCTAATATATTTTTGTGCTGCTCAAAAAGAATTTGAATCTGCCCCTCTATGGTCGATACTCTATTTTCTACGGTGTTTACCTCCTCGTATTCAACATCAATCGGTTTGCCACTACTTTTTACAATTTTCATAATCTCTCCTAATATGGTTGATTATACATAACAAAAATTAATATATTAAACAAAAACCCCCCTCCTAAACAGGAGGGGGGTTATAGTTGTCAATAAGAGTGACGTTAGTTTAACTAAGCGATTGATGCATCAACCGTGCTCATGCTTCTAACATAAGCGTGCCACTCTTCTGCGGCACCACCAGCACAGTTAATAAGCTCAATTCTAGAACCAATCAATGCGTCAGTAAACGTCAAGACATCGTGGGAGCTGTCACCAACGTCCACAGCGACAGCATCACTAGCATTACAAAACAGAGTAATATTGTCGTTACCATCTTGGCCACCCGTCTTAATTGTAAATGCTTTATTGACATTTGCAGCAATGATGATATCAAACCATATGCCTGTCTCTGTACCAACCGTTGGCAAAGTTATACTAAGTGCATTAGTGGGCGTTACATAAACAATCGCCCCTGAGTCTGCTGCAGTCAAAGTTAGGACGTTATCGTCATTACCCGATCCCAATGTTAATACTCTTCGTCTATATCCCAGACCGGTGCCAGCGGTAAGCGATGTAGATGTGCCAGATGCTGTTGGAACAACAGCGCCATCGTGAATACGTGCGACCTCTGTCCCATCATATTGGGTCAACGTCGTGTCGGAACCATCAGTCGCTGCCTGCAATCGAGCAAGAGCAGATACGCCCGTAAATGTACAAGTTTGGTTAGTTGTAATTGTACAGTTTGTCAATGTTGAGTTTGCGAGGTTCAAGTCTCTGTCGACTGCCTCCAATAATGCCTCGAATCTTGCGAGGCCAATTCTTTTACTTCCCATAGTTAGAAACCCTCCCTTGGCTTTTCGCCATTTATAATCATGTCCGCGCCTCGTTTAACGAAGCGGGGGTGGATCAGAGCCCACCCAATAACTAGGTACTTATAAATAGCCCATAGAAAAACAAAACCCCTGGCTTCTCGAAAGAAGCCAGGGGAATGTTTATTTTATCTAATCAGAGATTAGCTGACTGCGCCAGCCTCACCAATTAGGCCACGGCAGATGACTAGACCGTACAT